TGGTGATGAAAAAATTGCAAACCAGATGAAGAAAATATGGGGTAATTTAGATGCAGGTTCAAAATCAGGAACAAAAACATTTACTGGACCTAATGGTAAAGGGTTTGATCTCAGTGTAGCAGATATAAAACAAATAAATAATGCAAAAACTCCAGATAGTATGAAGAAAGTAATTGCTAAAGTTGGATTAGGAGCAGTTACTGCTGCAGGATATGTTTTAGGGGTTGATTATTTAGGTAAAACAGGAGGTCCAGATTTTAAAACTATTTCTGGTACAACAGAAGATAAATTAAAGAAAGATCGTACCCGAAAACGAACAGGAAATAATGAATTAGATGCAAATGCTAGAGAATTAAAAAATGTCTCTCAACGGCCTACTCCTCTTAGTGCTAAAGATAAAAAAGAAGTTACAAAACCTGTACCACCTAAACCAAAACCTAGACCTATAGTAAATAATAAAGAAGAACCACCTAAAAAAGATAAAAAAGAAGTTAAAAAAGAAGTTAAAAAAGTAGATACAAAAGTAGAAAAACCTGTTAAGAAAGACCCTCCTAAGAAAAAAGGAAGGTTTGAACAAGGAAGAAAAGAATATAAGACACCTTTTGGTACATTAACTGTAGACTCTACAGATAGAGGTATGAGTAAATTTGGTCTTTCTGACAACTGGAAAGAATTAGAAGAAGAAGAAGAAATGAACTTCCGTAGAGGAGGTATGCCTAGATCAAAAGCTAAACCTTTTGGTATGGGTGGGATGTATAAAGCACCTAAAAAGAAATATACTGCTGGTCTTAATATGAGATACGGTGGAGCAACTAAACGATCTAAGGGATATTAATATGTCAGTTCCAAATCAAACAGCTACAACAAAACTTACACGATTAAAAAATAAAAAGAAACAGCTAGAAGATAAAAAAGCAAAAGCATCTTCTTCACAAAAACTGTCTATAGAAAAACAGTTACGAAATTTAAGGTCTGATCTAAAAGAGGCACAAGCTAGTCTTAAAAAAACACTTACTAAGTCAGGTGCTAAATCTGATGTAGGTGAGGGAGCTAAGAATACCAGAAGACTACAAAGTTCTAATAATAAAGACATTGACAAATCAGCATCTGGAAAAGGTATAGTAAAAAAAGGTAAACCCGCTAGTGTATCTCCTAACCAGAAATCCAGACAAGCAAACTTATCTGTAGTACAAAAAAATACTCAGAAAACAGATGTAGGTGATACGTTTAAGAAAAACAAGAAAATGCAAGAATCAGAAGCACCTGTTTCTACCTCTAGTATAGGTAAAGGTGCAGAAGCTAAACCACCTAAACCAAGACCAAAACCTAAAGTTCCTAGGAAAAGAAATAAAGATGTTGAGGGTATAGCAACTACTGAGAAAAAGATAGCATCTAAAAAAGCTGCTCAAGATATGGCTACACAAGAAAAGCGATCCACAAAGAAACCTACTACAAAAGATGTAGGTGGTGCAGATAAAGAATTACCTAAAAATAAAAAGAAAAGCACTATAAGTAAAAAAGCAGAAAGTAAACCTGATGATTATAGTGGTGGTAAAAGAGTATTAAAGTCAGGATTGGTAATAGACTCTAGCGAAAGTGCATTTCGTACTGACGAGGATGATTTAAATCTCCGTAAAGGTGGTATGCCTAGGGGTAAATCATTTGGTAAGGGTGGAATGTACAAAGGCGGTAAGAAAACCTATGGAATGAAGTATGGTGGATTTACCAGAAGAGGTATGGGTAAGTGAAGACTAGCCTAACTGAAAAAGAAAGTCTATTTCTAGACGCTCTGTTTAACGATGCGAATGGTAACTTTAGGGCTGCTATGGATAGTGCAGGGTATTCTAAGTCAGAGTATCCTGCCAGAATAATCAAGAGGCTCAAAGAAGAAATAATAGAACGAGCCGAATATGTACTAGCAGCCAATGCACCTAAAGCAGTACTGTCTATGGTTAGCGTTATTGATGATCCCAGTGCATTAGGTAACAGGGAAAGACTGGCAGCGTCTAAAGAAGTACTAGACAGAGTAGGGTTAGTTCGTACTGAGAAGATAGAGCATAAGGGTACACCATCAGCCGTAGTTGTCTTACCTCCACTAAATAAAGACGAAGATGAAGACGAGGAGTAAGACTAAACCAATACCATCTATAGGTATAATGCCATATGGTTATGATCCAGCTAAGAAGGGTCAAGATAAATCTTTTTATTATCCAGATAAAAAGGTACTGACTAAGCTAGAAGAAGCTATAGTAAAGATTAGAGAAGATCAACAACCAGTAAGAAAGGTCGCAGGGTGGTTAGAGAATGAAACCAATAGGAAATTATCTGCTACCAGATTACACAAACTTGCTTGGACGAAAGAAGAACTTGATGCTCGTAGAGAGAAAAGAGAAGCCAATCTCAATAAAGAACAGAAGAAAGTCAAGCGACTCAAGAATACAGTTAAACAGACTAGCATTAAAGCGGAACAGGCAAAACGTAGACTTAAAAAAGCCACTGCTAAATCTAGTGATATAGAACAAGAGACATTTGAGTTTCCTAACGATACAGTTGCACCAGAACAGGAAGTTGCATTTGAACCTAATAAAGGTCCACAGACAGAGTTTCTGGCAGCAGGAGAACGAGAAGTATTTTATGGTGGGGCTAGAGGTGGTGGTAAAACCTATAGTCTACTAATAGCACCATTAAGATTCGCGCATAAATCTGCACATAGAGCATTATTACTCCGTAGATCTATGCCTGAGTTAAGGGATGTTATATTTCAAACACAACAATTATATCCCAAGGCATTTAAAGGTGCTAAATTTAAAGCACAAGAAAACACTTGGCACTTTCCAAGTGGAGCAAGAATAGAGTTTGGATACTGTGAAAACTTACAAGATGCACTTAGATATCAGGGCCAATCATATACATGGATCGGTGTGGACGAGCTTCCGCAATATGGCAATGCAGATATATGGCATTTTCTTAGGTCATCGTTAAGAACAGTAGATACAAGTATACCCTTGCAGATGAGAGCAACTGGTAATCCAGGAAATATCGGATCTGCATGGGTTAAGAAGATGTTTATAGACCCTGCACCACATGGTAAAAGGTTTGTAGAAGAAGTAAGATTTACTGCTAATGGAGAAGAAATAGTATCTGGTATTAGTCGTAAGTTTATTGCAGCGTCAGTATGGGATAATCCGTACTTGACACAAGACCATAGTTATGTATCAATGTTGGGGTCACTACCAGAGGCCAAACGCCAACAGTTTTTATATGGGAATTGGGATGTTGTCGAGGATGGAGCGTTTCCAGAATTTGATAAAGATATTCACACTGTCGAAGCATTTGAAATACCTAGTGGCTGGACTAAAGTCAGATCATGCGACTTTGGTTATTCTTCTCATTCTGCTGTTCTTTGGGGAGCTATTGATTACGATGATGTTCTTTGGATCTATCGTGAGTTATATGTTAATAAACTGACAGCAGACAAGTTAGCATGGGCTATACTAGATGCTGAAGAACCTGATGGTAGAATATATGATGCTGTACTAGACAGTTCCTGTTGGGCCAAGCGAGGTGATGTAGGTCCATCTATTGCGGAGACTATGAATAGAGAGGGATGTAGATTTAGACCTTCTGACAGATCTCCAGGATCTAGGGTAGCAGGTAAGATAGAGATGCACAAGCGTCTACAGTTAGATGAAGATACAGAAGAACCTAAATTAATTATAATGGATAGTTGCCGTAATTTAATAAGTCAGCTACCTGCACTACCGTTAGATAAGCGTAATCCAGAGGATGTAGATACAAAGTCTGAAGATCACTTATATGACGCACTAAGGTATATGGTAATGTCAAGACCAATGAATAAGACTACAGCATGGGAAAATATCCCTAAACAACGCTGGAAACCTTCTGATAATATGTTTGGATACTAAATGGCTGATGATTTTTTAGATACTGATGAGAATACTGCACTAGAGGATTCTAATCAATCTACTGAATATGATGATCTTATAAGTTATATTGAGAAAAAATATACTGGTGCTAAGACTGCACGATATACAGATGAGGCACGGTGGTTACAATCCTATAGAAACTATAGAGGTATCTATGGTCCTGATGTTAAGTTTACAGATGCTGAGAAGTCTCGCGTCTTTATCAAGGTAACTAAAACAAAAGTACTAGCAGCGTTTAGTCAGCTATGTGATGTACTGTTTAGCCAGAATAGATTTCCAATTGGTGTAGAACCTACTACATTACCTGATGGTGTGGTTGAAGCTGCCCATATAGATCCTAAAAAACCTGCTGGTATGGAAGAAGAACCAGAAATGCCTGATCTCCCATTGGTATATGGATTTAATGGTGATGGTAAAGATTTTAACGTAGGTGAAACTGCTGATACATTACTAGCCAAGCTAGGACCACTAGAAGATAAGTTAAAAGGAATAGAAAACCTAGAAAAAGGTGTAGGTCAAACTCAATCCTCTATTACATTTGAACCAGCTATGATTGCTGCTAAGAAAATGGAGAAGAAGATTAGAGATCAGCTAGAAGAGTCTGCTGCTACCAAGCATCTTAGGTTCTCTGCATTTGAATGTGTCCTGTTTGGTACAGGTATAATGAAAGGTCCATTTGCTTTTAATAAAGAATACCCTAACTGGAATGATGAGGGTGACTATGAGCCACTTGTTAAGACTATACCTAAAGTAGAGTATACATCTATATGGAACTTCTATCCTGATCCTGATGCTATTAATATGGATGATGCTATGTATGTTATTGAGCGTCATCGTATGACACGATCTCAGGTTAGAGCATTAAAGAAGCGTCCATTTTTTAGAGTAAAAGCAATAGAACGAGCCATAGAGTATGGTGAAGACTACACTCGTGAGTGGTGGGAAGATGACATAGAGTCAGATAGCTATGGTATAGACTCTGATGGTGGTGATTCCTACGGTGGAGTAGAAAGATTTGAAGTTGTAGAGTTCTGGGGTACAGTAGATACTGAGATAGCTAAAGAAGCAGGTATCAAACTACCAAAGGAACTAAGAAAGAAAGAAGAGATACAGATCAACTGTTGGGTATGTAATGATGAAATACTACGATTAGTAATAAATCCATTTACACCCAAGCGTATTCCGTACTGTTCCGCACCATACGAGATTAACCCTTATAGTTTCTTTGGTATTGGTTTAGCTGAGAACATGGATGATACCCAGACATTGATGAATGGTTTTATGCGTCTTGCTGTTGATAATGCTGTATTGTCTGGTAACTTACTTATAGAAGTAGATGAGTCTAACCTAGTTCCAGGCCAAGACTTGACAGTATATCCAGGAAAAATTTTCAGGAGACAAGGTGGCGCACCAGGACAAGCTATCTTTGGTACTAAGTTTCCTAATGTAAGTAATGAGAATATGCAGTTGTTTGACAAGGCTAGGGTATTAGCTGATGAGTCAACTGGATTACCTTCTTACTCATATGGGCAAACAGGTGTTCAAGGTACTGGTAGGACCGCATCAGGTATCTCAATGCTAATGGGAGCAGCCACCAGTTCTATTCGTACAGTTATCAAGAATATAGATGACTATATGTTACGTCCTATGGGTGAAGCACTGTTTGCATTTAATATGCAGTTTGACTTTGACTCAGAGATCAAAGGTGATTTAGAAGTTAGGGCTAGAGGTACAGAGAGCTTTATGAAGAATGAAGTTAGATCACAACGTCTAATAACATTCTTACAAATTGCAAGTAATCCTGTCCTCGCCCCATTTGCCAAGTTCCCATATATCATGAGGGAGATTGGTAGAACAATGGATTTAGATGTAGATAAGATTACAAACAATCCAGAGGAAGCAATGCGTCAGGCAGTACTAATGCAACAGATGCAACAACAAATGCAACCAGAAGGTCCACCAGCAGGAGCCAATCCAAATGATCCTACTGGAGGTGGAGGAGGTAATATAGGTGTAGGTACTGCTCCAAGTCCAGGACAGCAAGGTTTCCCAACAGGTGGTGGAGCTAATGCTGGACAACAACAACGTAGACCTGCACCACAACAAGGAGCCACAAATGCACCACAACCTCGCCCGAACACTCCTCCCACTGGTCAACCACCCAGACTTCAATGAGCTATTTCAGGAGTATATAGACAGTAAGATTAATGATACAATTAGAGAGTTTGAGCAAGGAGAAAGTGAAGTGCAAATGTGGAAAGCTCAAGGTAAATTGCATATGTTAAGAAAGATAAGAGATATGCAGATTGAAGTTAAAACAGCAGCAGATAGAAAGTACCCATAGCTATGAAAAACGATCCACCAGTAGGTTCAACACCATCAGAAGTAGCAGACGATATACCTGCAATG